CTGTAAACCTGTACACTAACCTTCCCCCGAGGGTGCATGATGGAACAGAAGTTCAAGGTCGGTTTCTGTACGTTTTCCTACGGCGGTAACGGAGGTATCTCCTCCGAGGTGCCGGACATCCGCGAGTGGATGGCTCCGCTGCTCTCCGAGATCAAGGCCGATCCGCGCATCAGCGAGGTGAAGGTCTGGAACCTCGCGGACACGCCGATCACCATGACCCGCAATCGGGCCGTCCTCATGGCCCGCGAGTATGGCTGCGACGTTCTGGTGATGATCGACTCCGACATGAAGCCCGACCTGTACGCCGGCGCGTCGGACGCCAAGCCGTTCTTCCAGTCCTCGTTCGATTACCTCGTCTCCCATTACGTGGACGGGCCTGTGGTCATTGGCGCGCCCTACTGCGGCCCGCCGCCCGTGGAGAACGTCTACGTGTTCCGGTGGCAGAGCCAGCAGTCGGAGCATGCCGGGCCGGACTTCCAGCTTGAGCAGTACGACCGCAGCACTGCCGCCAAGATGGCCGGCATCCAAGAGTGCGCCGCCCTGCCCACCGGGCTGATCATGTACGACATGCGCATCTTCGCTCTTACTGAGCCGAAGGACGCCGACAGCAAGCCTTGGTTTTATTACGAATTTTCCGACAAGTACGCGGCGCACAAGTCCTCCACGGAGGATGTGACGATGACCCGCGACCTCGCGTTGGCCGGCGTGCAGAAATGGGGCTACAACCCTGTCCTCTGCAATTGGGATGCGTGGGCCGGGCACTGGAAGCCGAAGTGCGTCGGCAAGCCGCACATCCTGTCGGCCAAGGATGTCAGCAGCAAACTAGTGGAAGCGGTCGAAGGCGACTTTGACCCTTCCACCAAGCTGGTTGATTTGCGTTGGAATGTGAAGCCAGCCAAGCCAGAGATGTCCGTGAAGTAGGAGGCGATTGGCAGAGCGTCGGGCCTGCACCCAGTGCGGCGTCACCTACGAGCTGACGCAGGCTTACTGGCACAGGAGCAAGGAAGGTTTCCACACCAAATGCCGCCGTTGTCGAAACAAGGCGGACAAACGTGGCCGCGACAAGGCTCGCGAAAAGAAACTCGGAGAGATTGAGAAGGGCGCAATCGATCTGTTCATTGCGTCCGCTCGGATCGGCGGGGCTAACATCCCGCATTCGTCTGAGTTGTTGGAAGTCTTGATGCGCTACTTCGGCGGCGTCGAAGGCTTCGGCCGCGCGTTCATCAAGCAGTTCTATGACGCCCCCGCTGGCGGCGCATTCCGAACCAAGCAGTTGGACTCCATCGTCCGACTGGCGACGAACAACACGGCGATGGGCGGATCGAAGAAACCCCTTGAGCTGATGACCGAGGAAGAGCTGGAGGCGGAGTACAGGCGTGACGTACTCGCTGCAGCGTTGAACGTAGCCAAGAGCATAGAGGTGAAGCATGAGGTGCCAGAAGTGCCGGTGGTTCGTATCGAAGGCGGAGGACAGGGGGGAATGCCGCCGGTTCCCGCCCCAGATCGGCGAGATGCAGAAGGAGGGTGACGACAAGTACGCCGCCGCCTACCGCTTTCCGATGGTGTTCACCATGTGGAGTTGCGGCGAATGGACTCCGCAGACGGCCAAGCAGCAGAACCAGGACAACGCCTAGATGCGCAAGCATCCCCCACTGCCGGAGCCTGACGTTCCGCCGTCGACTGACAATTTTGTCAGCCAGCACGCCATTCAGCACATGCGCGAGATTCGCGCCGAGCTGGCGGAGCGCAGGCTTGAGTCGCTTAAGCTCTATCGCGCCATGTCGCACCAAGAAGAGTTTCACAAGTGCATGGCGTCTGAGCGGATCGTCCTCGGCGGAAACCGTGGCGGCAAGAGCTTGGCGGTGGCGGTGGAGGCTGCTCGCGCCGTGACGGGCCAAGACCCGTACGGCAAGTACCCCAAGGCAGACGGCAACCTCGCCATCGTCGGCAGGAATTGGCCGCACATCGGGCTGGTGATCTATCCGATCCTGTTCAAGGCCGGAGCGTTTCGGATCATTAAAGACGGCGACACTTGGCGCGCGGCGCTCCCAGGCGATGACCGCGCGCTCACCAAGCCCGCGCCTCCGTTGATTCCGCCGCGCCTTGTGAAGGACATGAGCTGGGTGTTGAAGAACGCCGGCTACCTCAACAAGGTGGAGCTGACGACTGGCTGGACAATTTGGTGTTTCTCTTCTGAGGGAGAACCCCCGCAGGGCTATCAAGCCGATCTGATTTGGTTGGACGAAGACCTTAACAACGAGCGGTGGGTCGGCGAGTGCCAAGCTCGCCTTGCGGATCGCAAGGGGCGCTTCGTCTGGTCGGCCATGCCGCACTCCAAGAACGATGCGCTTTTGGGCCTCTGCGAGCGTGCGGACAAAGAAGCGGAGCTTGGCAAGGAAAGCCCGCTGATCAAGAAGTTCACGTTCCGCTTCTTGGACAACGCCCACATTGACAACGAAGAGAAGCAGAAGAACATCGAACGCTGGTCGGCGCTTGGGGTGGAAGAAGTCCGCATGCGAGCGGAGGGTGAGTTCACCACCGAATCCACGTTGATGTACCCGACCTTTAACACCTCGGTGCATATCCACAGGCGCGAGGACTTGCCCGGGGGCGTGGTGCCGCCCGACTGGACGCGATACGTTGCGATTGACCCGGGGCACACGGTGATGGCCGCGGTCTTCGGTGCCGTGCCGCCGGACGAGAAGTTCCTGCTGATCTACGACGAGCTGTACGTGCGCCAGTGCAACAGCCTCATCTTTGGCGAGCAGTTCGCCTCCAAGGCCGCCGAGCAGCACTTTCACAACTTCATCATCGATATGCACGGCGGCATGCTGCGCGACCTCGGCTCCGGCCGCCTGCCGCATGAGCTGTATTCCGAAGAGCTGAAGAAGCGAAACATTCGTTCGATGATGAGCGGGTACAGCTTTACCCCAGGTTCCGACGACATCCCGGCGCGCACGGCCTTGGTGAGACAAATGCTGCACATCCGCGGCGACGGGACGACTCGCCTGAAGATTCTGGAAGGCGCGTGCCCAAATCTGCTCAGAGAAATCAAGCGTTACCGCAAGAAGACGACCACCGTCAACGGACAAGTCTATGTAACCGACGAGCCTCAGAGCCGCGGCGAAGTTCACGCCGTCCAGACGCTTGAGTACCTCTGCGCCTACGAACCGAAATATCACGCACCCCCCAAGGATTTTGGCCCCGAGCCTTGGTGGGTGAAGTGGCTGGCCGACAAACGTCGTCGCCAGGGGAGCCAAGACTCCTGCATTATCCTTGGGCCGATTGGAGAAAAGCGTGGCTGACTACAATATGCCCTCGGCGCAACTTGGGGACTTTGTCCTGTACTACCGGCATGAGGGTGCGGAACCCGTCCCGGCCCTGGTGACGCAGGTCGGGAGCCGCACGCTCACCCTGTGGGCCATCGCCCCGGGCTACGGCGGCAACGAGAAGCCGTCGGTCCACCACACCTCAGACCCCGGGGTCAACGAGTTTCCGGCGTGGAAGGAGTACGGGTTCTGGCAGCACAAGCCGTCCGACCCGAAGATCGCCATTCTCTCTGAGAAACTGGCACTTCTGGAGCGGAAGGTGGCCGAATTGGACGGCAAAAAGGCCAAGTGAGGCACTAGTCTCTAGGAGAGCCTCATGCCCCAAGACAGCCCGCTGCTGCCGATAGTTACTCGGTGGTTGAACTGCATCAAGCAAGCCGAGAAGCACAAGCGCCCGTTTCAGGCTGACGCGGACGAGGCGATGCAGTTTTTTGCCGGCGACCCGGATTTCATGTGGCGTGACAAGTACGCCCGTGGAGAGCGTGGCTACAACAAGGGCATGAACCCGCCCGCGTTTAGAATGCAGGTCAACCGGGTGTGGGAGGCCGTTCGTCTCTTTGCGGCAGTCATCCATCACCGGAATCCGACGCGGGCAGTCACGCCCAAGGACTACCCGATCATCGGGCCGGCGCTTCTCGGGATTCAGCCGCAGCCGCCGGTGCCGATGATGGGGCCTAACGGCCCTGTCATCGGGCCGGACGGCCAGCCGGTAATGGCTCCCGACCCCGGGATGCAGATGTACCAGCAGGGTCTTCAGCAGCAGCAGATGATGCTTGAGCGCCGCAAGGTTGTCTCTCAGTTGCTGGAAGATTACCTCAACTACACCCCGAACGAGCTTGATCTAAAGCGCCATTCGCGCAAGGTGGTGGAAGAAGCGTTTATCAAGGGCGCGGGCGTGTGGTGGCATGAGCTGTACCAGCCGCCCGGCTCCAACGTGAAGATGGCCGGCAGCTTCTACGACACCATTGACAACATTGTCTGGGACGCCGACGCCGACGAATTTGAAGACATCCGTTGGGCGGCGCGCAAGCGCACTCAGCCCGTCGATGAAGTGGCCGCCAAGTTCGGCCTCAACAGGGACGATCTGAAGGGTCACATTGAAAGCTACCAGTCTCGCACGGAAGAGGGCGAGCGTGGCTACGAGTACCGCAAAAAGCTGGGCCTGACCAACGACCTCATCACGTACTGGGAAGTCTATTCCAAGACTGGGTTCGGCGACCGGCTCAAGGACGGCGATCCCGACTTGCGCGGCAAGTTCGATTCCCTGGGTGCCAATTGCTACATCGTTGTCGCCGAGGGCGTGGACTATCCGCTCAACTGCCCGCCCTCCCTGCTGCAGGAGCAAGTGGACGACACCGGCATTCCGCAGCAGCTCTTTATGAACGCGCAGTGGCCGATCCCGTTCTGGGCCGAGCCACACGGGTGGCCCTTCACGTTGCTTGCGTGGCATGGCAAGCCGGGCTACTCCTGGCCGATCAGTCTGATTCGCCCAGGCATCGGAGAGCTTAGGTTCATCAACTGGGCGATGAGCTTCTTGGCAACGCGCATTGCGACTGCGAGTCAGACGATCATCGGCGTGGCGAAAGCCGCCGACCCGGATCTAAAGGCCAAGATTCTTGAGAAAGACGAAGGCGGCCTAAAAGTCATTGAGATTTCCGAGGCCATCGGTCGGTCGGTCAACGATGTTATGTCGGTGTTCCAGATGCCGGGCGTCACCTCAGACATGTATCAGATCATCTCCGAGGTCACGGCCCTGTTCGACCGCCGGGTCGGGCTGACCGAGCTGATCTATGGCATGACCCGCTCGTCCATGAGGTCGGCGGCTGAAGCCAACGTGAAGTCTGAGCAGATTTCGGTCAGGCCAGACGACTACGCCAACATCCTGGAGGACGCCCTGTCGGATGTCGCCAGGAAGGAGGCGCTCCTTGCGCGCTGGCTGGTACAGCCGCAGGACGTTGCTCCGCTACTCGGCCCCATGGCTGCAACCGCATGGCAGCTTCATGTACAGGGCGAAGACCCGGACTCCATCGTCCGCGAGTATTCGTACCGCGTGGAGGCTGGCAGCACCCGCAAGCCGAACAACGAGACGCGGGTGGAGAACATCAACAACAGCATGCAGATTCTCATGCCTGTTGCTCAGGGCCTGCTGCAGGCCGGCAAGCCAGAGCTGTTCAATGCGTTGGTTCAGGATTGGGGCAAGGCGATGAACGTGGATGTGACCCGTTACTTC